CGGCCCGGCGGAACAGCTCGAACAGGCATCCGGTCGTCTTGCCGGAGCCGACCGGCCCGCCGATCACCCGGACGAAGGCGTCCGACTTCATGAAGCGCGCCACCGTCGGCGGGGCGTCGAAGCGGATCTCGCTCATCCGTCGACCTCCTCCGCCTCGATTACCCGTGGGGTAACGGTCTTCTCGAAGCGGAGCGACTGATCCGAGCCGAGGTTGATGGTGACCGAGAATCGCTCCCCTCCCCCGTCGCCGACGCCCGGCCGGGGGTTCCCGATTTCAGCCATCTTCGCCAACAGCTTGCCGGCTTCGACCTTGGAAGAGAGCGCCTCCGATCGGTCGAGCATTCGGCGATAGAGTTCGGGGAGCCACTCCTCCAACACCGCTGCCGATTTGATACGAACCCGGTCGGGCGCTGCGAGTGAGGCCTGCCACTGCGTGACCTCCTGCTCGAAATACCTGCGGAATAGCGGCAAGTTCGATACACGTTCGAACTCGGCTTCGCTCATGGAATACTCTTTGAGTACATCGGCACGCGGTTTGATATCGAGTGCCAGTTCACGGGCGAGTCCAAGCAACTTCTGGTCGCCAAAGGCCGTTCCAATGCTCACATCTTGGCCCATGTAACTTTCCTGAAATTGTATTCTTCGATAAGTCTACTGTATTCTACCCGGCAACGTCGAGAGGCGTTCTTCGGGAGTGCTGACTTGCAGGCCATTCCGATCCATCAGGGCTACCGCGCGGAGTCGCGCCCGCTACTTCGGGTCGTGTCGAACGAACAGCTCGACAGCGCCGAAGCCGCTGCGGCGCGCGAGCAGCAGGCGATGCAGGACGCAGGGGGGCAGGATCTCTCGGCTCTCGCCGGGTTCGTGCGCGGGCAGTTCGAGGTTTTCCGGAGCCATCGCGACAACAGCGCGAGTGGGTGGTCACACCGGCTGCTCCACGCGATGCGGACCTTCAACGGCGAGTACGACCCCGAAAAACTCTCTGAAATCCGCAAGTTTGGAGGGTCGGAGGTCTTCGCCCGGATCGTTGCGATGAAGGCGCGCGGCGCGTCGTCGCTCTTGCGGGACGTCTACCTGTCATCCGATCGGCCGTGGGCGCTGGCGCCGGACACCGATCCGGAGATCCCCGCCGAGGTGAAGCAGTCGATCAATCAGCTCATCCAGTCGGAACTCGCAGCTCTCGCGCAGGCTGGTCAGCCCATCGACCAGAACGCGATCCACGAGCGCCTGATGCAGCTCATGACCGCCGCCCGTACCGCGGCGAAGAAGCGCGCCCAGCAGCAGGCTCAGGTCTCCGAGGAGAAGCTCGACGACATCCTGTCGGAGGGTGGGTTCTACCGGGCGATCGCCGAGTTCATCACCGACCTGCCGTTGTTCCCTTATGCGGTGATGAAGGGGCCGGTCGTCCGCATCGTCCCGACCGTGGTCTGGCAGCAGGGTCAGGCCATCACTCAGAACCGGCCGCGGATGTTCTGGACGCGTGTGTCGCCGTTCGACATCTGGTGGACGCCGGGGGTCGCCGACATCGAGGATGCCTCGGTCATCGAGCGCACCCGCGTCACCCGTGCCGACCTCAACGATCTCCTCGACCTCCCCGGCTTCGATCACGACGCGGTCCGCGAGGTGCTCGACGACTACGGACGGGGCGGCCTCGAAGACAACTGGGACATGACCGACGCCGAGCGTGCGGTGCAGGAGAATCGCGAAAACCCGCAGTGGAACCGGTCGGGTCTGATCTCGTGCCTCGAATATCACGGCAACGTGCAGGGCCGGATGCTGCTCGAATACGGAATGGATCCGGCGGATGTGCCCGATCCGTTGCGCGATTACTTCGTGCAGGTCTGGGTGATCGGACGGTACGTCATCAAGGCGCAGCTCTCACCCTCCCCGCGCAAGCGTCACCCCTACTTCGTCACCTCGTTCGAGAAGGTTCCGGGCACGCCGGTCGGCAACGGACTGCCGGATATCCTCTCGGATATTCAGGACGTGACGAATGCGACGTTGCGGTCGCTGGTCAACAACCTTTCGATCGCCTCTGGACCCCAGGTGGTGATCAACGTCGACAGGATCGCCCCCGAGGAGGACGCCGAGAGCCTCTACCCGTGGAAGCGGTGGATGGTGACGTCGGACCCGGTCGGAAACACGACGCAGAAGCCGGTTGATTTCTTCCAGCCGGGCTCGAACGCGCAGGAACTCCTCGGCGTCTTTCAGGCGTTCTCGACGATCGCCGACGACCTTTCGGCGATCCCTCGCTTCATCAATGGGCAGGCGGCCGGCGCCGCGGCGCGCACTGCGTCGGGACTGGCGATGCTGATGGGCAACGCCTCGAAGATCCTGCAGACGGTAGCGATGAACATCGACCGGGACGTTCTCGATCCCTCGCTCGGTGCGCTCTACGACATGGTCATGCTCACCGACACCTCCGGTCTCCTCACTGGTCAGGAGACCGTGCGCGTCATGGGTGTGACCGTTGCAGTCCAGAAAGAGACCCAGCGGTCGCGGCAGCTCGAGTTCCTGCAGATCACGGCGAACCCGATGGACGCACAGATCGTCGGTCCGAAGGGACGGGCGAGCGTGCTCCGTGCCGTCTCCGAGACCCTCGGGCTCAATGGCCAGGAGGTCGTCCCTTCCGACGACGAACTCGATCAGCAGCAGAAGCAGGCGCAGGCACTCGCCGCCCAGCAGGGGATCCCGGGCCATGGCGGCTTCGGTGGCCCTGCTGCGGCGGCGCAGGGCGGGCAGCAGGGCGACAGCGCGACCCAGGACACGGGTCCACGCGAAAAGGTCGCCGGCGGCCCGCAGTGATGAGCAGATCGCTCCACCGTTGGGGCACGAGGAAGGGCCGGTTCTGGTTACCCGCCCAGGTAAGGAGTCGTCGCATGGTCAAGACGTCGAAGGTCATCAGCTCGTCGAACAAGAAGTTCGTCGATGCCGGAAAGGGTCACATGTTCGGCAAGCAGACCGCCGATACCCAGGTCGCCGGCGAGACCGGGAAGAAGACCTCAGGCAAGGGCGGGGTCGGCGGCAAGGGCCACATGTTCGGCAAGCAGACCGCTTCGAACGCTCGCCCGGGCACGTCGGGCAAGGGCTGCTGAGAGGCTGCTGAAAGGGGGAGCGGACGATGACGCACGACTGTTTCAGCACCAAACGCGTCACTGTCTGGCGTCAGTCGAAAGACGGCGCCGACGGCTACGCGATCAAGTACCGCGACGGCTACATCTCGTGGTGTCCTGTCGATGTCTACGAGCGCGATTACAACCCGGTCGAGGGAGGGCATCTCACCTTCGGTGAAGCCGTCGAGGCCCTCAAGGGTGGTGAGCGCGTTCGTCGTCTCGGCTGGAACGGCAAGGGGATGTTCCTCTTCGTCGTCGTCGGCGCGTGGACCTACACCGACGGCAAGCAGGACAACTTCCCGGACCTCGCCTTCATCGCCATGAAGACGGTAGGGGATGAGGTCGTCCCCTGGCTCGCGTCGCAGACCGACATGCTCTCCGACGACTGGGAGCTCTGCTGATGCCGACCTACCGCAAGAGGTCGACGGTAGAGGCGCGCCGGGCCGAGATGCCCGGTGTCGCCGACACCGCGTGGGGTCCGATCCCCTACGAGATCGGCGACTGGCTGGTCACGAACCCGGATGGCGAGACTTACCCGGTCGGCCCCGGGGTGTTCGCGCGCGACTACGAGCTCGTGCCGGAGGAGGTCCGCTGATGGCTATTCCGACACGCCTCGGTCCGGGCAAGGGGGGTAAGCGCTCCCAGCAGGAGTTCTTGCCTCACCGGCATGCGCTGAACGTCCTCACCGGGGGTGATCCGTCGGCGCGGCGGATCGGCAACTACGCCAAGGCGACCCCGCTCGATCTGACTGGGGTCGCCACCATGGGTATTCCGAGCGTTGCCGCTGTCACGACGGCTCCGACCGACGACAAGGCGGGTTGGTGATGAGCGCTACCAAGGAGTTCGTCCGCGCCGCCGCGTCCCTCGCCCACGCCTCCCCGCGCGAGTGGGACGCCTTCATGGTCGAGTTGCGGGCCTATGGCGACCGCAAGCGTGACGACTGCATCCATGCCCCCGCCGACGTCGTTCTCGTCGCTCAGGGTCGGGCGCAGGGCATCGGGCAACTCACCAAGGACATGGCCGACGCCAAGGCGCAGGCCGAACGGATCGGGAGCCGCTGATGGGCGCCAATTTCGATCGATGCCTTGCACGCGTCCTCATATATGAGGGCGGCAACGACGATGACCCCCGCGATCCCGGCGGGCGGACATCGCGCGGCATCATCCAGAGCGAATATGAACATTGGCTCAAGTCCGTGGGGAAGTGGGCGGTGGTCGCCGACCACGACGTCTGGCATGCATCCGATGCCGATATTCGGGCGATCTACAAGGCCAACTACTGGGATCGGATGCACTGCGAGGAGCAGCCCGAGGGGATCGACATCGCGACGTTCGACAGCGGCGTCAACTCGGGCGTTTCCCAGATCGCCAAGTGGTGCCAACGGGCTACCGGAGTTGTCGTCGACGGCGATTTCGGACCGGAGACCTTGCACGCTCTGCAGTCGGTCAACGACAACGACGCCCTGATCGCCGACATTCTGTCGCGGCGGATGGCGATGTTGAAGTCGCTCAAGACGTGGAAGGTCTACGGCAAGGGGTGGTCGGCGCGCGTCGCCAATGTGCTCAAGATCGCGCAGGCCTGGGCTACGGGATCGGTCGGCCCCTCCCCCGTCGCTGTTCACGAGGACAACGGAAACCGCAAGGCGTTCGTTTCCGACGTGAAGCAGCCGGTCATTTCGGTCAACGCGTCGCAGGTGGCGACGGGGTCGTCGGCGCTCTCTGCCGGCGTCGCCAATTTCGTATCTCAGGCTCAACCGGTCGCCGACAAGCTCGACAGCGTGCCTTGGCTGCAGTGGGTCAGTTACGGCCTCGCCGGGTTGACGCTGGTCGGTATCGCCGCGGGGGTAGTCGCTTCGATTGCCCAAGCACAAGCCGATCGCGCGAAGAACGCCGAGGGAAAGGCCGAGATCGACGTCGACGCCGATTCCACTTCGACGCCGGTTTCAGTCAACGACAACGTACCGGCAGGCGAGAAGGCAGGGGCCGCGTGATGTTGGTCGAACTGCTGACATCCATCGCGCCCCTTCGGACATGGGCGCTCATCGCCGCCGTCACGGCGGCGCTCGCCGCGGTCGGCGCCGGCCTCTGGTTGATGCGCCACGATGCCTACGAGGCGGGCAAGTCCGAAGCCACACAGGAGATCTCCGATGCGAACCGGAAAGCCGACGATGCGGCGGACGCCGCGAGTTCGCGCGTCACGCGCTGCTACGGCACTGGTGGTACTTGGGACCGTGCTCGGGGGGTGTGCGCATACCCCGCCGGTCGATAGGCCCTGCGGCGTGATCACCGACAGCTTGGACGGTGTCCGGGCTACCGATCGGGACGGCCAGCGCCGGCTCGATGACCACTTCGAGCGGGGGGTCGACGCCGGTTGCTGGCCTCGACTTTCCGGACACTGACGGCCCGTGCCGCGATCGCCGCACGCGCCAATGGAGAAGAACATGCCGGAATTGCTCCCGATCGACCCAAATGTGAAGCTGCCCCCCGCGGTCGCCCGTGTCATTGCCCAGGCGGCCGATATCCATGCCCAGACCTACGCGCCCGTGGGTGACGCTCAGGGTGCTCCCGCCGATCCGGCGCAGAATGACGAGCCGGGCGAGGTGAAGGTAGCTTCTCCGGTCGGTGACACCGGAACCGCGCCGCAGTCGACGGTCGCGACGTTGGTTACCCCGGCGGGTAACGAAGCGGCCGATTGGAAGCATCGGTTCGAGTCGATGAAGGGCCGCTACGATGCGGAGGTTCCGCGTTTGCGCGAGCAGATCACGGTGGCCGCTCGGCAGAATGCCGAATCCGAACGTCGCATCGGAGAACTCGAAGCGCTTCTCGTCGCCTCCAAGGTGTCGGCGGCTGCGACGGCGAAGCCGCTTCTGACCGATCAGGAGCGGGAGGAATACGGCGCGGATTTCCTGAACGTGGTGGGAAAGAGGGCCAAAGAAGAAGTAATCCCGGAGATGGAAACGTTGAAGCGGGAGGTGGAGTCCCTCAAGATGCGGCTCTCCAATGTCAACGGGCATCTCGAGCAGAGCACCCGGGAGTCGCTTTTTCAGTCGCTCGATTCCAAGGTTCCGAATTGGCGCGACCTGAACGAAAATCCGGATTTTCTTTCTTGGCTCTCCTTGCCGGATCCGTTCTCTGGTGTTATTCGTCAGGTGATGTTGACGCAGGCGTTCGAGCGGAACGATTCCCCTCGGGTCGCAGCGTTCTTCAACGGCTTCCTCGCTCAAGAGGCTGCTGTTGGCCCCGGAACCACTTCCGCGCCGGACCCGGTCGCAACGACCAAGAAGGTCCCGCTCGAAAAGTTGGCGGCGCCCGGCAGAGCCAAGTCTGCGGCGACCACCGAGGTCCCCGCTGAGAAGCCTCTCATCACGCGCTCCGACATCGAGCAGTTCTACGCCGACGTCCGTCGTGGCCTCTACAAGGGCAAAGACGACGAGAAACTGGCGATTGAACGCGAGATCAGTGCAGCCGCACGGGAGGGGCGCGTCAGGTAATTTCGTTCCCTGACGAGGCTCAACATGGCCATCACCGTTTCCACCGGCACCGCTCGGTATCCGTCCAATTCCCCCGTACCGTCGCCGGCCTACTCGGGGACCATCATCCCCGAGATCTGGTCGGGCAAGCTGATCGAGAAGTTCTACGCTTCGACTGTCCTGGCTGCGATCTCGAACACCGACTACGAAGGCGAGATCAAGAATCAGGGCGACAAGATCCACATCCGGACCAAGCCGACCGTCTCGATCCGCGACTACCAGATCGATGCGAACCTGACGTTGGAGCGTCCGTCGTCTTCGATCGTCGACCTGACCATCGATCAGGCCAAGTATTTCAACACCGTCCTCGACGATGTCATCGACGTGCAGTCGGACCTCAACGCCCTGTCGCTGTGGGCCGACGACGCCGCTCAGCAGATGAAGATCGTCATCGACACCGACGTTCTGGCTCGCGTGATGCTCCATGCGGCCGCGGCGACCAACCGCGGGGTCTCGGCCGGAAAGTCGTCCGGCGTCATCAATCTCGGCGTCTCCGGCACTCCGCTCACCGTCGTTCCGCGGAACGCCGGCTCCGGTCAGGTGGAGATTCTCGACGTTCTGCTTCGTTGCGGTCAGGCCCTCGACGAGCAGAACATCCCCGAGGTCGGCCGCTGGGTGGTGCTCCCGACCTGGGCCGCGACGCAGATCAAGCAGTCGGACCTCCGTCAGGCCTATCTCTCCGGCGACACCGTCTCGATCCTGCGCAATGGCCGGCTCGGCATGGTCGACCGGTTCACGCTCTATTCGTCCAACCTGCTCCCGCAGGGCGTCGGTGGCGGTCTCGCCGCCGGTGAGAGCGTGATCTACGCCGGCCATGCGCACGGCCTGACCTTCGCTTCGCAGGTCAACAAGGTCGAGACGCTCCGGTCCGAGAACACCTTCGGCAACATCCTCCGCGGCCTGCAGGTTTATGGGGCCAAGGTGCTCGACGGTTCGGCGATCGTCGAGGCGATCGTCACCCACTGAGGCAACGGGGGGCTTTACGGCCCCCCGTTTTCGGGTCTGAGGGGTATCGGTCGTGGCAGGAGATATCGGGTTCTCCATCGACGCGTTCGACTGGGAGGCGTTCGACACCCCCCAGCCGGCGTCGGGGACTGCTGCCACGCCCCCTGGATCCACGTCTTCTGGTTCGTCGTCGTCGTCGTCGTCGTCGTCGTCGTCTTCGGGGCCGGTACGGGTGTCGAGTATCCGGCTCGCACTCGACACCGTCGGCGATTACGTGAGCGCCGCCCGGCAACTGCTGCAGGATTCGGTCGCTCCGTACCGCTACAGCGACAGTGAATTCGTGTTCGCGCTCAATGCAGCGATGCTCGAAGGGCGAAGGCTCCGGCCGGACCTCTATACGTTCTCCCGTCCGGCGCAGGCTTCCTTCTTCACCACTGCCGATGCAACGCGCGTTCCGGTCGCCCCCGCTTACCGAGTAGCTCATCTATTCTACGTCTGCGGATATTTACAACTCCGCGATGACGAGACGAACCAAGACACCCGCGCCGCATCGTTCATGACGCGGTTCACGCAGCAGATGCTCACTTTGTCGGCTTGAGACATGACCCAGATCATGGATCGCATCATGAACGAGCTTCGGGTAGCGCTTCCGGGCGCCATCGACCCGGCGATCGAGCATGCGCTCGGGGAGACGATGTGGGAGTTCTGCGACGTCTCTGGTGCTTGGAAGAGCCCCTGCGCGGTCGCGATCTCGCCGACGGTCGTTCGCTACACCGTCGAGCCGGAGGACGGGTATCCGATCCGTCTCGCTTCGATCGTGGACGCCAACGGTCGCGTCTATGACGCCGAGTTCGTTCCGCCTGACGCGGTCGACTTTCACCGAGCGCTCGAAGGCGTCGACGCCGTTATCATCACGCTCATCGTGGCACCCGATCCGTCGACCCCGCTCGGTATGCCCGACGAGTTGATCACTGCCTACCGGGCGGCCCTCATGGACGGGGTCAAGGCCCGGATGATGGCGCAGATCGCCAAGCCCTGGTCGAACCCCACGTTTGCCGCTGTCCACCTCCGCCGGTTCACCGCGGAGACCGGACGCGCGAGAGCGCACGCATCTCGTCAACGTACCATCGCCGGACAGCGTTGGTCGTTCCCCCGGACCTTCGCGGTTCGCCGCACTCACTGATGGAGCCGATCGATGGCGACGTATCAGAAGTTCAACCAGTTCACCGATGACCTCGCCAGGGCCAAGCACGATTTCTCGGCCCACACCTACAAGGTGATGCTGACCAACGTCGCGCCGGTCGCGACCAACCAAGTCAAGGCGGACATCACCGAGATCGCTGCGGGCAACGGCTACACCGCCGGCGGCACCGCGACTGTGATCACCCTGTCGAACGCCTCCGGTGTCGAGAAGGTCACCGCCCAGAACGTGATCTTCACTGCGAGCGGCGGCTCGATCGGCCCGTTCCGTTACGCGGTCGTCTACGACGACACACAGGCGAGCCCGGTGAAGCCGCTGGTCTGTTTCTTCGACTACGGATCGAGCATCACGCTCGCCTCGGGCGAAACCTTCACCTTCGTCCCCGACGCCACCAACGGGCTGCTTTCCGTCGGCTGATCACTGCCGGTGGCATCGGACTGACGCAGCGAACATTCGGGGTTGCACATGACGCTCGCGGTCAAGCACAAGTTCCAGTCTGGTAAGGCGGACGGATCGGACACGACGATCGTTCAGCCCTCGAACTGGAATGATACCCACTCGATTACGGGTACTGCGAACGCGGTGCTCGGGTTCGACGCGTCCGGTGCCGGGGTCGAAATGACCGTCGGCTCGTCGCTTACCCTCGCGGGTAACACCCTCAATACGGCGTTTACGGCCATCCAGCAGGGGGGTGGGGCGTCGCAAGGGGCGAACAAGGTCTATATCGGGTGGCAGTCGAGCGACAACTCCGGCCTCCGACTGCAGGTCGATACAACTGATTTCGGGAAGTCGTGGCCGATCTCGATCACGGGCAATGCAGCTACGGCGTCCAATGCCGGCTACGCCACCAACGCCGGCTACGCCACCAACGCCGGGTCGGCGGCGAATGCGGCAAACGCGACGAATGCGGCGAATGCGTCGCAGCTCGGAGGACGGTCTCTCGGTCTCACGGGAGCGGGTATTCCGTATCTCGACGGAAGTGGAAACTTGACGCTTTCCGGGACGTTCGGCGGACAGAAGTTCCAAGCCGACGTCAATTCGTTCTACGGTATTGTCAGCAATGTTCCATATCTCGTCATGGACTCCGGTGGGGATCATTTCAGCTACGACCGAACGGTCAATACGTTTCGGTTCTGCGTCGGCAACAACGTCGTGGCTGGGGTCAATGGAGCTGGTCTTTTCGGCGATGGCTCACAGCTCACCGGTATTACCGGCACGCAGATCACTGGCATCAATGCGATGTCAAAAGATTGCGGAACGACCGATGTCGGGGCGATTGTACTGTGCATCAACTTCGACCCCGGAAACTATACGATAGCTGAGGGGGCGACTACGCCGGGAAGCCGGATCAAGGCATATTCCTTTAATTCCGGGACTTGGGATTATTCAACGGCCAAAGCAGGGGCGTGGCGAAATCTCGGCGCATACTGCCTCGGCGGCAGTGTTTCGATATTCCAGAGGATCGCGTGATGAACATTGTTTCGGCGCGGGACCCCCGCTATTCCAACGCGCTCTGCTCGACGGTCGATATCGTCGTCGTCACGGAGGAGTGGGGCGAGATCGAGTTCACGGCCGATGCCGAGGACGCCGAGGAGCACGGCAAAGCGCTCTACGATCGGATCGCCGTGGGCGAGTTCGGACCGGTGGCGCCCTACGTCGCCCCGGCCGATCCCGATCCGAAGGAGATCTCCCGCCGGCAGTGCGCGGCGGAACTCTTCGGCCGGTCGCTGATAACCGGGCAGGAAGCCGTCGCCATGACGGCTACGGCGACGCCGCCTGCTGCGATTTCGGCGATCTTCGCGACGCTCGCAGAGCCCGCACGGACTTTCGCCCTGATCGACTTCGCGGCAGGGAGCTACCTGCGCGACAATCCGACGTTCTTGCTGGTCTTGTCGGCTTTTTTGCCGAGCGCGACCTCGGACGACGTGGCGGGTTTCTTCCGGGCCGCCGCGAAGCGGTGAACACCAGCCCGTTCAGCGGGGTGGCAACGGGTGGCATGATCGCCCGATCGAGGAGTAATCACGATGACCGTAACCCCGGCTGGGCAGTTCTTGGTGGACGCCCTCATCTGTGACGCAAATGGGCATCCGATCAGTTTCATCGGCGGAAGCGGCGGCTCGGCGCTTTCCGATACGGTCTTCACCGATGCTGCATCTGTCCTCTTCATCGTTCGGGACAACGGGTCGACGCTCAGCTACGCGCGGGTCGATACCGGGGCAACGTACGTCCCTGTTGCCCCGATCGCGGCGGTCGACACGCTGCTCTTCGGCCCGACGAAGCAGCTCGGCAAGGTGGGGCTGCAGATCGCCGGGATCGACGTTGCGGCTGCGAA